CGACTGGCTGGCCTACAAGATCCAGAACCCCGACAAGCGGTCCTACGCCGTCGTCCTGGTGGCCGAGGATGCGTTCGGCATTGGTCGGTCGTGGGTCGGCCTGATGTTGCAGAAGGCGCTCGAGGGGCACGTCGGGCACGCTACGCTGGCGCAGCTCATCGGGAAGGGGACGTCAGCGGATCGCACCTATAATGACTGGGCGGCCGAGTGCCAGTTCCTGATTGTCGATGAAGCGAAGGACGTGACACGTGAGGATTTCTGGTCTGCCTACGAGACGTTCAAGCAGCGCATCGATACGTCGCCGGTCGAGTTCCGGGCCAATACCAAGTACGGCAAAACCTCCCAGGATACGATGTGGTTCAACGCGCTGATCTTCTCGAACCACGCCGATGCGATGACGATACCGGAGGACGATCGGCGCATCGCGGTGTTTACGAACGCCGTCGAGAAGGCATCGACCGAGTACTACGAGAGGCTGCATGCGGCCCTTGGTGACGAGCTCGAGCCGCGGCGCCTGTACTGGTACCTGAAGCATCGCGACGTGTCGCAATTCAACCCTGCGATCCCTCCGATGACGGATGCCAAGAAGGTCATGATCGAGGTATCGCGGTCCCCGGCTGAGGAGATCCTGGAGTATCTACAGGACAATCTGACCGGCGATCTCGTGACCCGAAAGCAGCTCCAGGGGCACGTGAAACGTGTCGCGCGACAGCTCGGATTTGACGGTATCGAGAACAATCCTGGCAGCACAGCACGTCGGATCTGGCGCATGATCGGCTCACTTGAGCCCGGATCGAAGCACGGATACCGGGTCACGATCGACACAGAACGCGATGAAATCCGAGCCGTGCGGGGGAAAGGGGAATGGAAAAACAAAATTTCCGAAATTAGTCGGGACGAAATCATCGCTGAAATCCGCTCGAACAGCGATCAGCCGTTCAATCTGGCGGTGATGCAATGAATAAAACCCCCCAGACACCCCCAGCGCCTTTTGTTATTTTTCAATCACTTAGATACCGATTGGGGTATTGGGGGTTTGGTCCCTATGGAGGTTGGAAATTAGTAATAAAAAGGGGGACACGTAAATCAGGGGTTTATAGGAGGGGGTCCCCCCTTCCCCTTTCCCCCAGCGGCGCGGCGGCAGCGATATGACGCGCCAGCAAGAAAACATCCGCATCGAGGAGACGGCACGTGCCGGCGTGTACCGTGCCAGGCGGGTCGATCTCGTGGAACGCTGGCTCGATCGCGGACTGGTGACGGATCGACAGCACGCGGCGGCGCATGATTTTGCACTGACGTTCGAGGCGGCGGCATTGCGTGAGCATTTTGCGTTGTCGGGCTGGAACCTCGACAAGGTTGATGGCGCCCGCGGCGACAGCGATCGCATGTCGGCGTCGGTGGTGAACGCCCGAAAGCGCATCGACCAGGCGCGTGCCATCCTCGGGCCGAGCATGTGGCCGGTCACCGTGGACGTTGTCGGATCCGGCATGAGCCTCCGCGAACACGCGCTCCGCGCCTCGTCGGGCGTGCACCGTGTCACGCATCACGAGGTCCGCGGCCGGCTGCTGGCGGCACTGGATTTATTGGAGCGCGCCTGGCAATAACACAACATATTGTGTTTAGGGGTTGACTGGGACCCAATATTTAGTAGAATTTGCTGAGATGGGAACCCTAGCGTCCTCCCTGGACCTTCTCCTCAGACCCCATCTACCTGAGAAAGCCCTGCCGTGACCCACTCGGCGGGGCTTTCTCGTTTTTAACCCCGCACAGGAAGGATCGTTTGATGCCAGGACATTACGGCAAGGGCATGGCCATGAAGAAAAAGGTCAAGAAGCAGAAGAAGAAAGCGACTGCGATGAAGAAGACTTCAGCGCGCAAGAAATCACGCCGGATGTAATGGCGACATCGATCAAGGCTGCGTTCGTAAAGTCACACGGACGCAGGAAGAAGCCGGCGCGATCTGCGAAATCCGTGAAAGCGGCGCGCCGGCCCAGTAACGCAAGGAGATCGAGGTAATGGCGAAGCGCGGTCTCTATTCCAACATCCGCGACAAACGCAAACGCATCAAAGCCGGCTCGAAGGAGCGTATGCGTAAGCCTGGCTCCAAAGGCGCGCCGACTGCGGCTGCATTTCGGGCGTCCGCCAAGACTGCAAAGAAGCGTAAGAAGCGCAAGTAATGGCAAAAGGTGTGGGGCACTATTTACGCGACGGAACGAAACATAGCGGCGGTACTCATAAGATGCCGAACGGTGAGGTTCACTCTGGCGCGCGTCATGGAAAGAATAGCAAGAAGCTCTTTCACTTCGCTGAGTTATCTGCGCGTGCAAAGTCGAAAGCGCGCAAGCGCAAGTAATGGCCCAGAAGGCAATCCGGCGCACGACGAAAGGCAAAAGCGCTAACTACCGAAAGACCAAGGCCGGCGCAGGCATGACGAAGAAGGGCGTTCGTGCTTATCGCAAGGCGAACCCTGGATCGAAGCTGAAGACCGCTGTCACCGGCAAGGTGAAGAAGGGGTCGAAGGCAGCAAAGCGACGCAAAAGCTACTGCGCCAGGTCTCTCGGCCAGCTCAAGCGGAGCTCGGCCAAAACCCGTAACAACCCCAACTCTCGCATACGGCAGGCGCGCCGGCGGTGGAAATGCTGATGGCCGAAACGAAGAAGAAAAACGGACGACCGACTAAGTTTCAGGACGCGTTTACCGATCGCGTGTTCGACTTCGCGTTGGTCGGCATGACGGACGACGAGATTGCCGGCGCGCTGAAGGTCGACCGCGCGACGCTCTATCGTTGGAAGAACTCTCACGCGGAGTTTTGCGACGCCATAAAAAGGGGCCGCGATCGTTACGATACGGAGGTCGTCGAGAAAGCGCTGCAACAGCGTGCGGCGGGCTACGAATACACTGAAGAGGTTATGACACGTGACGGGCCGTCCGTGATTACCAAGCGGTTTCACGGATCCGACACGGCGGCGATTTTCTGGCTGAAGAACAGACAGCCGGAACGGTGGCGTGACCGCGTAGAACACGAAATGCGCGCTGCTGTCGCTGTCGCCGACGCCCGAACCGACGCCGAGAAGGCGAGATTGATAGCGTTTGCATTGGCGAAGGGTGCCAATGAAACAGACACTTGATGCCTACCTGGACAGGCTGACGGGCCTCGATGATGACAAGGTCGACCAGCTTGTTGAAGAAGCAAAAGCACTTATCGGTGATCGACTTCGGATCCCTAATCCGGGACCGCAGACGCAGGCGTTCTACTCCGATGCTGATCTGCTGCTTTACGGAGGGCAGGGCGGCGGCGGCAAGACGGACCTCATTGCCGGCCTCGCCCTCACCGAGCATAGCCGCAGCCTGTTACTGCGGCCGCAATACACGGATCTAGGTGCGCTTATCGAACGCGTGGTGGCGATCTCCGGCAGTCGTAAGGGGCTGAACTCGGCACCGCCGGCGCAGTACAAGTACGACGATCGCGTGATCGATTTCGGTGCCGCGGCATCGCTCGATCGGGCAGAGACCTGGCAAGGTAACCCGCATGATCTGATTGCGTTCGACGAGGCGTGCCAGTTCCTCGAGCCCGTGGTCCGGTTCCTGATGGGCTGGAACCGTGCAGCGGATAAGGAACTGGGCGGCACGTTACGTCAAAGAGTGCGGACAGTGATGGCATCGAACCCGCCGATCAGTGCATCCGGTGACTGGGTCATCGGCATGTTCAGACCCTGGCTCGATATCACGCACACGAACCCGGCAGAGCATGGCGAACTACGTTGGTTCATTACCGATCCGGAGGGCAAGGACCTCGAGGTCGACGGCCCTGACGACATCAGGACGTTTGATCACGTCGACTACATACCTCGATCGCGGACGTTCATCCCGGCAGCACTGTCGGACAACCCGTTCCTGGTCGATACAGGCTACCAGGCGACGCTTGACGCGATGCCGGAGCCGCTGCGGTCAGCGATCCGTGATGGTAACTTCATGGCGGCCCGCGAGGACGACGACTGGCAGGTGATACCGACGACCTGGGTGCTGGCTGCGAACGAACGCTGGCACAAGGGCAAGGAAAACAAGCCGCTGTCAGCGATCGGTCTCGATGTCGCGCGCGGCGGACGAGACGACACGGTCTTCGCGCCACGCCACGGCAACTGGTTCGACGAGCTCACGGTCGTGCCAGGCCGTGACACGCCGGACGGTCCGAGTGTTGCTGTCCTGGCGGCCGGTATGCTGCGAGAGGACGCCATCGTCGCGGTCGATACCATCGGCATCGGGGCAGATGCAGAGACAGCGTTGAAGAATGCAGGGCTGCCGTATGAGGCCATGAACGGCGCCGAGAAGGCATCGGGTCATACACGTGACGGCAACTTCAGTTTCTACAACCACCGATCGGAGATGTGGTGGCGGATGCGGGAAGCGCTCGATCCGGACTACGGTCTCGAGGTCGCACTGCCACCGGACCCGAAACTACAGGCTGACCTGACAGCACCGACCTACAGCGTGCGACCGGGGCAGCCGCCGAAGATCTACGTCGAGGGCAAGCAGGACATCATCAAGCGGCTCGGTCGATCACCGGACCGGGGCGATGCTGTTGTCTACGCCTGGAACGGTGGCAGCCTCGACGCCGGACCACGTGCCAGGCTGCGGTCACGGACGGCGGTAGGTGCGACACCGAAGCCTGAGATGGACTACGACGAGCTGCGGTATGGCTGACGTTGCATCCTGGACACGGCCGGCGACACACGACGACCTGGCCGTGATGCTACTCGGTGCCCGCGAGGCTAACGCCGAGAGCGACTGGGGACTGACATGGAACCAGGACTACGCTGAGCAGTACCTGACGGCGCTGATCGACAGCCCGCACACTGACGCGATCCTGGTCGAGATGGACGGCGCCCTTGGCCCGATCATCGCGGGCGCTTCGTTCGTCGCAGCGTCCTACGAGTTCCATGACGAGCCGCTTTGCTACGTGTGCAAGTTCTGGATCCTGCCGGCGTACCGCCGCGGGGACCTGTCTACCAAGCTGACCCAGTCGACCATCGACTGGGCAAACGACCACGGATGTTCACACATCTTTACAACCGCAACCGCCGGCCTCGATCGCGTACAGCAATCGTTGTTCGTGCGCCTGATGAAACGACACGGGTTCGATGACGTCGGCCCTGTCATGCAACTATCTCTGGAGGATTAAAACATGGGTAAATTTACACCAGCACCGCCACCCG